CAATTAGCAGGTTCAGCAAACGCCCCGGGAGCAATGCCAGATGATGGCGCATGGTGGATTGATTCACAAACTTCAGTTTGGGGAATTCAAGAGTGGAACGGTAATGCAGCTAGTACAGTAGGCGGTCAAAAATTCACTACAAAAAGTCCAATCGTTTTAACAGACGACAATGCAGCTAAGATTCTTAGCGGCGAACCAAAAGACTCTGTAGGTAGTATTGGTGATTATGCTGTAGTATTACAAGACTCTGCAGCAGACAAAACAGCTAGAATTTATTACAAATCCGCAGGCAATGTTGCCTACGGTGTTACAGCAGGATCATGGGTATTACTTGGAAGTGCTGAGTGGAAAGCAAGTTTAGCGATTGCAGGTGGAAAGCAGGCATACCTAACACCACTTGCAACAGTTGGCATTCGGTTCAACGGTGGCTCAACGATCAGTATTTTAAATACAGATACAGCCGCACAAGCAGCAACTAAAATCAGCACACTTGCAGGTGGTGGTATCAAAGCAAACGTAGACAGTACAGGAAGAATGTATGTTTATGCAGACGGAACTTCAAATAACGGTATAGTTACTATTGCATTTGTTTCAGGAACTACAGCTGATCAAGAAAAATTAGGTATTGTTGCTGGAACTTACAAAGTACCAGCATTACAACAAACACCACATACACAAGTTCCACAATGGAAGAGAGCTTCAGCAGACTACAATGATGGTCAAGCAACAGGTTCTGTATGGGTTAAAACTACTGAGCCAAACGGTGGGGCTCGTATGAGAGTTAAACGTTGGGATAGCGGCTCAGAAACTTGGGTAAGCTATGAGTGCCCAATGTACAAATCAAACAGCCAAGCAATTTATTTCTTAGATCGCACTGGTGGCGGAGCTGGCTTATCAGCTAACGATTTATATGTTGAAACTAATGCTAACGAAGAAGACGGATTAGACTTAACTCCAGAAACAGCAGTTTTTAAATTCTTTAAAAGAAAAGCAGTTGGTGTTACTACTGTAATTTCAGCAGTTGCCGGTGTTGCAAGTGCAGGAACATATACCTTTGGAATGTCTGAAACTGTAATTGGTAGCAAAGAACTTTCTGCTAAGAAAACAATTTCAGTAACATTAGTTCACAGCGCAGGAACAGATGCTGATCGGATTGCTACAGCAATTAGTGCAGCAGGATTTGTTAATATCCAAGCCAGCGTTACCGCAGACAATCGTGTACAACTTGTACACAAATTAGGTGGTGACATTAGATTCACAGAAGGCACTGGCGGTATTATTGGCGATCTATTTGACGGACAAACAAACGTGTACGCTAAGGAAATTGGTGACAGCACATTTGATTACAGAGCTAGTTTATGGGCACCATTAATTGACAGCTCAACACAAGTAACTGCTGATGAGCCATTAAATGAGCCATCAGACGGTCAACTATGGTACAATCCTGAATTCAGCGAAGTGGACATTATGGTACACAACGGACAAATTTGGGTTGGTTACAGATCTTCAAGCTCACCGTACGGTTCTAAATCATCGAATAATACAGGTTACGCACCGACGGTGTCTGCTTCAAACCCATATGTTGCTGGACAAACAGTCAACGGCGACCTTTGGATTAGTACAGCAGATTTAGAAAACTTCCCAACCATTTATCGATACAATGATTCAATAAGTGGACCCGCATTAACAAAATGGGAATTAGTTGACAAGACTGATCAGCAAACAGAATCAGGAATTTTGTTTGCTGATGCACGTTGGGGCGATGACGGTTCAGTAACTCCTGCAACACAAACATCGATCGAAGACTTATTGGTCAGCAATTTTGTTGATTTTGATAGTCCAGATCCAGCGTTATATCCACAAGGTATGCTACTATGGAATTTACGTAGAAGCGGTGGCAACGTTAAGAAATATAAAAACAGTTACATTAACCAAGCACAAGACAATTTACGCTATAAAGCAGGTCTAACACAAAGCGATGGCGGTTTTTCTCCAACAAGTGGCGACAGCATGAGTGCATACGCAACTGACCGTTGGGTTACAGCAAGTCCAAACAATGAAGACGGTTCGGGCAGCTTTGGTCGTCATGCACAGCGTGGTGTTGTTGTTGCAGCACTTAAGAGTGTTGTTGACACAAGCTCATCAATCCGTGACGAAGAACGTCGTAACTTTAACTTAATTGCTGCTCCTGGTTACACTGAGCTACTGAGCAATTTGATTAACTTAAACATCGATCGTGGCTTAACAGCGTTTGTAGTTGGGGATACACCATTCCGCTTGCCAGCAGATGCTACAAGTTTAACTAACTGGGGTTCAAATGCTGATTTGGTAACAGACAACGGCGACATGGGATTAGTATCATACGATGAATATGCGGCTGTGTTTTATCCAAGCGGATTTACTACAGACTTAGGCGGCTCTAATGCAGTTGTTCCGCCAGCACACATGATGCTAAAAACTATTGCATTAAGTGATAATGTTGCTTATCCATGGTTTGCACCAGCAGGTACAAGACGCGGTGGTATTACTAACGCAACAGCAGTTGGTTATATCGATTCACTAAGCGGTGAATTCCAAACTGTAGCACTAAACGAAGGACAACGTGATACATTATATGATCTAAAAATTAACCCAATTACATTCTTTAACGGTGTTGGTTTAGTTAACTACGGTCAAAAAACTCGTGCTAGAAATGCTTCCGCACTAGACAGAATTAACGTAGCACGTTTAGTAGTGTATCTACGTAGCCAGTTGAATAAACTTGCTCGCCCATACATCTTTGAACCAAATGACAAAATCACACGTGATGAAATCAAACAAGCATGTGAGAGTTTGTTACTTGAATTGGTAGGTTTAAGAGCCCTATACGACTTTGCAGTGGTATGTGATGAAAGCAATAACACACCTGCAAGGATCGACCGCAATGAATTGTATGTAGACATTGCAATTGAGCCAGTTAAAGCAGTTGAATTCATCTACATTCCATTACGTGTCAAGAACACAGGAGAGATTTAAAAATGCCTATTACCTCATTAAATAACATGACAGTTCCAACGGCAGGAGGTACGCAAGTACTTCTAATGCCTAAACTGAAATATCGCTTTAGAGTGACTCTCCTAGGCTTTGGTGTTTCAGCAGCAACTGAACTAACAAAACAAGTTGCAGATGTAACTCGTCCTAAAGTAAGTTTTGAAGAAATTCCAATTGATGTTTATAACAGTAAAGTTTATCTAGCAGGTAAGCCAAGCTTCGAAACACTAACATTAACACTACGTGATGATGCAAGTGGTGAAGTACAAAAACTAGTTGGGCAACAAATCCAGAAACAATTCGACTTTATGGAACAGGCTTCTGCACGTTCTGGTATTGACTACAAATTCACAACACGTATCGAAGTGCTAGACGGCGGAAACGCTGCTCTAACTCCAAACGTTCTAGAAACAATCAACTGCTATGGTTGTATTGTTATGAATGCCGACTACGGTGATTTAAACTATGGTACAAACGAAGCAGCAACAGTGGCATTAACCATCCGCTTTGATAATATGGAGCAATGGGGTGCTGGTGCAGCAGACGTTGGTGTTGGTATTGGTGCAACAGTTGGTCGTACACTTGGCCAAGCTATTACTGGCGCTGGTACACAAACAGCTTAATAGTAACATTAACAAAGAACCCGAGTTTAACTCGGGTTTTTTTGTGACATAAATATTGTATGGCAAATAAATTCACACGTTTCTTAAACGACTTCGCTTCTGGAGCGGTTAAAGGTATCACTAACCCTAAGGGATTGGTATCTAACTGGCAACACGCTACTAGAATTTTTATCGATGACACATATCGATTATCGCCTAGAACAAAATTCATGTTCTATGTGCGTTTTGAGATTGACTCATCTGCACACAAAGCACCATCATTTACAGCAAAGCACGGCACCGAAGTAGGCATGCTGGTCAAGTCAGCTGATTTGCCCAAGTACAGTTTTGATACAACTGTAAAAAATCAATACAACAGAAAAAAAATCGTTTATAAACAGATCAATTATGATGCAGTTAATATCACAATGCATGATGACAATGCCGGTATTGTAAATGCACTATGGGCGATTTACTATGGTTATTATATTGCAGATAGATCACAACCTCTAGCAGCGTACGAAGCAACGCAATTAAGACCTACAAAAACTCCAAAAGACAATTTTAGATATGGTATGGATAACGACATCAAGACTCCATTCTTTAAATCTATCAGTATCTATACAATGAGTCGCAGAAGATTTTTAGGATACACATTGGTCAATCCTAAGATCAAATCTTGGAATCACGGATCAGTAGCTTATGCAGAAGGTGACACCCTTGAAAGCCAAATGACTCTTGAATACGAAGCTGTAAAATATTCAGCAGGTACAGTTAAAGTTAATAACCCTAAAGGATTTGCCACATTACATTATGACACAGTACCAAGTCCATTAAGTGTTGCAGGTGGCGGAGTAAGTAATCTTGCAGGCGAAGGCGGAGTATTAGATGGGCTAGAGCAAATCTTTGGAGACGTCAGCAGCGGAAATGCATTTGACAGTGTTGGTGGATTTTTAGGAACTGCAATCAAAACAATTAACACATATAAAAATTTCAAAGGGCTTACTAAAGAAGGACTTAAAAATGAAGCAATTAATATTTTAAGTAATCCTACAAATATTGCAACAGCAGTATCAACAGTAGGTGGATATGTTGGAACTGTATTTCCAAAGAGTACTAACGCTGAAGAGAAAACACCTGCAACTCAACGACAAATGGCAGGCGGGGAGAACATAGCATAATGGCTACTAATCTACCATCAACCGTTGTACAAGATAGTGCGGCAGGAACCAAATTGTTTTTTGACAATTATGGCGACGAACCTTTAGAATTCAATGCCGTAGATGTAGCGGCAGCAACAGCATTTTTTGAAAAGAGAGGGTTCGGACAAGAAGCTGCCATAGTAGTAGCAACCACTGTTTTAAAACAGGCAAAGATAGACAACACTCCAATCTTTAAATTATTAGACACACTAGGTGAATATCCAAATATGGATATCAGTGCATTAGTAGGTGAAATACTAAACAATAATAGAACTCCTATATCAACATTGGGTTTTAGAACAAAACCCGTTATGCCTACACAAATTAGAAATATATTACCATAATGGCAAAATTTGCTCAGGGTCGATTTGATATGAAGAATCCTGATAAGTACATTGGGATTAAAACACCATTGGCTCGCAGCAGTTGGGAGTTTGTGTTTATGCGAATGCTAGACGAACATCCTAGTGTAGAAAAATGGGCCAGCGAATCAATTCAAATTCCTTATCGAGATCCGCTTACGGGCAAAAGCACAATATATGTTCCGGACTTTTTTATCAACTATGTAGATAAGAATGGTAAAAAACATGCCGAAGTTGTAGAAATAAAACCATTAAGTCAAACCAAGATAGAAAATGTTGGTAAAAGTCAATACAACCAACAGCAGTATGTTAAGAATATGGCAAAATGGGAAGCTGCACAAGCATGGTGCAAACAAAAAGGTGTTAGATTTCGTATTGTAAATGAAGGTGATATTTTCCATCAAGGCGGAAAACGTAGATAAGTAAAGTATGACTAAAAAATTAGAAGAACTTTTTAATCTAGACGAAGTTACACCGCAAGAAGAACCTGTGGTTGAAAAACCTATACACGAAGAAGTACAGAGTCTTGATCAAAGCTATCAAGCAGTGCAGGCAATAACACGTGGGCTTCCGCTGATTAAAGAGTTGGATGCAATCAACGACGCAGAATTAGATAATTTAGCAACTAAAGCTGAAAAAGCCTATGACGATTTAATGGATCTAGGCATGAATGTAGAAGTACGCTACAGTGGACGTATTTTTGAAGTAGCGGGCACAATGCTTAAAACCGCAGTTGATGCTAAATCAGCTAAAATTGACAAAAAATTAAAAGCCGTTGATCTACAGTTGAAAAAACTGAAGATTGATAATGATAACAATACAGATCCTAATGATGTTTTAAACGGAGTTGGTTACGTGATTACTGATCGTAATGAACTGCTTAAGAAATTGGGCCAAAAGAACTAAATACAACTATGAAGACTTTTAAAGATTATCTTGTTGAAAACAAAAAACTTTACAGCTTTAAGATTAAAGTTGCTGGAGAAGTACCTAAGAACTTTCAGGAAGAGTTAAAAACTCGCCTAGAACGCTGTAAGGTAGCGACACTGGAAAAAGCGTCTAAAACACCAATCCAAGCGTTGCCCATAGATTTCCCAGACCATCCAAAT